TGGTGGTAATTCAATATCAACTGATCCAGTAACTGGAAATGGATTTGAAGTGCTGACTGGTGAATTGTTGAGGTTGATTGATACTTGTCCTGTGGTTCCAATACCTACGGTATTCAGTAATGTAGAAATACCAACTGGAAGATATGGAACTGTTAATGTTCCACCTGTTCCAACTTCAACGATGTGATTGTGAATTGGATTATCGGGAGAACTTGTAACAGATACTATTCCTGGAATACTAATGTCTCCAATAATAGTAATACTTGAACTTCCGAGAGATACTGGAAATGGATTGTCAAAACTTACCTGTTCACCATCCTTTGTTGCTACATTAAAAACTTCAAATAGAGTTCTCTCTTGATTTAGATAATCTTGTTCATTCTTATTCCACTGAGCCATGAATTATTCACCCCAAGTTAATCTTTCTGGTTGATATCTCTGTACATTTTTGATTCTTGATGCTTGTGGAGATGCTGGATAAATGTTATGAACAATCGCTCCAGGATATTCTCCTTGGAGATGTTCTGCAAGTTCATTCTTGCTCATCATTCTACCTTCAACTTCCATCCTATAAATTTTTCCTTCCCAAACCACATCAGCAACGAATGATTCTTTTGCCACTTCAGGTTCCGAACTATTAATATAAAGATTTCCGTTGAAATCTCCAGAGATATTTACTGACTCTGATAGAAATTGCTTAAAACTTTTCATTATTTGTCTCTTTGTTGCAAATAATTTATTGCTGCTTGTAAATTATTTATGTTATCCTTAAAATTTCCCAATCCTCTATTGCAGTGGTTACATAACATGCCTCTAAATTTTCCTGTTTCATGATTATGATCCATCACTAAAGCGTAAACTTTTCCTAAATGTCTATTATTTTTTGATCCTGCAAACTCACTACCTCCACATATATCACATTTTTCTTGCTTTCTTAATTCTTTAACTTTATCATCTGAAAGTTGCCCTCTAAACTTTCCTCTATTAATTTCACTTCTATATGAAGCCCTACATTTTCTACACCAACTATCCAATCCATCTTTGCATTTATTGTGTGGTGGAAAATTTATAGTATCTCTTGATTTTTCTTCTTTGCATCTAGTGCATATTTTTGTATTCATACCTTTTCATTACTCTATTATTATTTATGTAATGAAAAGGTATGAATTAGCATTTCCATCTTCTTCTTGCTTTGCAAATTGGTTTATCTGGAGTTTTAGAGCAATCAATATTGTGCATATCTCTTTGTCCAGCAGATCTGCTACAAAAGGACTTACGACGATCTGCTCTTTTTCCAGATGGATCCTTTTCAGTTACTGCAGTTTGTAGTTTAGAACCTGGATTTTCTCGACGATATGCATTAACTGCTTTTTGACTTAAACCATCAGTCTTATCCTGACGATTTACTTTTTGCCAATCTTCTACTTGAAGAAACTGCTCACCTGGTTTAATATCTGAGATGTAATATGATTGAACTCTAGAACCAGGATAAACTTTTTGAATTTGATCCTGAACTTCCTGACGATTTGGTTTAGTTGTCTGTGGAAAGAATAATTTGATCATAAAATACTTTCCTCTCCAACTCAAAGTAACTAGAATAATATTTCCAGTTTTTGACGGAATTCTAACCGACTCTCCCATTGGTTTTACATAATTTTTATCTGGTCCTGGTTTCGCAGAACTTCCTCCCATTGGTCTCTTTGGAGAGCATTCGCAAGGTGACTTTCCACATACTTCACAAACTTTGGTTTCTTCTGAAACTGATTTCCAACCACCACCTTCTGACTTATATCCTTTTGCAGCCCAACCATTTGCATATGCTGAAGGATATACATCAAACTTTGCTTTTGCCTTTGCCTTCCACTTGGCCCAAAGTTTTGGATTAGTTGGTTTATTTTCTTCTTCCAAATCTACTTCTTCTGGAACACAATTTGGAACCATCCTGTTACCTTTTTTCTTTAAACCTTGTTGCTTATATCCAGTCCAGCAAGGATCATCCTTTGCTTCATCCATAGATCCTTGAACATTGTGCTCACCACTATCCAAGTAATCTGCAGCTGCATCAATATAATCTGCTGCTTTTGTAATTTTTGATTGTACCCATGCCTCAATATTGCCCTCTCCCTTCATTTTTGATCTGAGACGCTTTACTGCTCTTTCAATAGTAGAAAGTTCAGATCTTGCCATTGAGTGCTCATGATCTGGTTCTGGTTTTTTAGACTCCATAACTCCACCAACAGTTACTGCATCCCACATAGCAGGTCCATAAGAACATTCCATTCTTTTTTCCTTTTTCCTACACATCGGACAATATCTCATTTCATCCGACTGTTCTTCAATCTTATTGGATACCATTTTTGGTTTTCCTCCTTTTCCTGGACGATCTGCTACTGGATCTTTTTCTCTCTTTCTTCTTACTGCAGCGGCAATTTCATCTTTAGACATTTTTGCTGCTTTTTCTTTTGATAAACATTTTGGTTTTGCTTCTCCAGGTTCACGAGCACATTTGCCAATTCGTTCGCCTTTAGTGTTGTAACGATCCCATCCACCGCCGCCTACACCACCCTCTCCACCAGTTCCAAACCACTTACGGAGATCTTCGTAAGCCATACCCCTTCTAGTATGTTTCAATTCACCTTTTTGTTTTGCTAGCAATTTTTTTGATCCAGCGCCAACATTAATATCAATCGGATTTTCGTCAGGAGTTTTCTTTTTTGGATTGTCATAAACATCCACATCACCATCAGCATCACGATCAACATATTGGACTGTTGAGTGATGAACTAATTGTTTTATATCTAAATTAGGATCCAACTGATGTTGTTTTCCTTTTAGATGTGGTGTTTTATGCGAAAACTTTTGATTTTTCATTCAACTGGTTTTGATTTAGTTTCTTCACCTTGGGCTCTTTTTCTTCTCGCTGCACAATGAGCGCGTTGAGAAAATCCTTTTGGATTTGAGCAATCAATACTCTTTTTATATTTATTACTCCACTCTTCTTGAAACTCTTTAAATGTTTTCATTGGTAGATTGCTTTTTGAGTAATTTAGCTAACTCTGCCGTTGAACCTACGAACAATGCATTCGTAACATTTGTTGGTCCTTTAATACTCTTATCCTCATCTAGATCTTTAAGTTTCTTTTGAAGATCCATGAGTTTGTCCGTGGCATCAGCAACATTTTTGATCAATTGACCTGCAACTTCATATGCTCTTGGCATTTCACTTTCTTGAGCTAATTCAAGAATTCCATTAATTGCCTCCTGACCCTTTTCAATCAAAGAATACAAATTACCTCTAGTGTATTCGTAATCTTTTTTTACATCCTCTACTGAAGATGATATTTTTTCAACCTTTTCAATTGGTTCTACTTGCTTTTCTACAATTTCTCCAGAGACATTGAATGTCTCATTTAGGTCGTCAAATTTTTTTGTCATTTTCATGAGAATCCGCCACTAAATCCAAAATCATCTCCAACCTCAATCAATTGGTCATCTTGGTTTGTTATTTTCTTAATATCTGCACCAGAAACATGATTAGATGCTATTGTCTGATCAGATCCTCTTACAACAGTGAGAATATTTCCAGATTTTGATTCAATATACATTTCTTCATTATCAATGACAATGTATGTTTTTTCTGGAATTGATGATGCATCAATTACCGTAATTTGAGTTTCAGATAAACCAATATCTCCAACCAAACTAGTTGTGACAGTTCCAGTATAATTCTTAATAGCTCTTGGTTCTGCTGAATAAGTAAGATCTCTTGCTCCTGCCTTTGAATCTGACCCAGAAGAAGATGCTGCAACAAAACCAACAGAAACTTTCTTGATAATATCTGAGGATGCTGAAAGTACAGGTCCAAACAGATATGTTTTTGCCGTAAACCTTAAGGTATAAATCAGTGCTCTTCTAGTACTAAAATCACCCTCATAATCATCACTCATTGTGATACTATCCAGAACAATTGGGATGTCTCTCTTCTCACCAATTTCTTCCACAAGATTGACTGACATATTATAAGAGGGTTGAAAATATGGCAAAATTTGCTCTACAATTTGGAGCATGTCATCATTTAACTTGGTCATAATGCTAAGTTCAAATTGCATATTATAAGGAACTGGCATATATGCCTTTTTTTCCTGTGTTTTATTTGAAGTCGGTGCAGTTAGAAATGTTTGAGTTTGTGTTACCTTTCTCTGCGAGTCATAATTTAAACCAATAAATTCAAATGACATTCTTGGTAAAGTCATTTGAACTGGCTTATTTAAATCTGGAGACTGTTCAAGTCTTGCTAAAAACTTTTGTGTTGGTCCGTATGCGAGAGGAACCTTAATAACACTAACAACTTCGTCAGAGTTATTTGTATGCTTAATTGAAATATTATTGAATAGTGAACCGAAAGAAATAACAGTTCTTCTTAATATCTCATGATAGAAATATTCAAACATTTTAAAATTTTTTGTAAAGTACTTAACAAAACCTTAGTGTTATTTATGTTTCAAGGCATACCAAAAGGATTTATCTCTGAAAAATCGATTATTTGATCTGCTTCTTCCTCTATTACATCATTTTGTGCATATGGATCATTGATATCGTCTACATCAACCGTTCTAAGAATTCTAGTAGCACTACTTGCAGTTCCAACAATAGTTTCTCCAGAAACAAATGAACCTGAAATTACAGATACCTCTAGAATATTACTTACAGCACTCCATTTCTTCACTCTTGCTGTTGTTCCACTTACTGATCCAGTAACAATTTCATTGAAAATATAAGATCCGGTATTTCCACTACCAACGATTGGAGATGCGATTGATATTGTTGGTGCAACAGTATATCCAACACCAGCATCGATAACTCTTATTGATGTAATTGTTCCAGCAGCACTTACAACAGCAAATGCTGAAGCTGTTGTTCCTATTCCTGGAGAACTAATAGTTACAATTGGTGAAGATGTATAACCAGATCCTCCGTTTGTAATTGTTATTATTCCAATAACACCATCTGCAATTTCTGTAGTGGCTGCAGCACCAACTCCACCTCCACCAATAAATGAAACTCCTGGAG